AGTTGTGTCGTAAGAAAAAACTATATGATACCAAGCATTAACATCTCTAAATAACATATTTGTTTGAAAAGAATTATCATCACTATTAGTGCTATCTTTACATTCCCAAAGTAATTTATCAGAGCTTCCAAAACTCATTCTAAATCTTGATGCAGTATTATCAGAATCTTTTCTGTTCATAAAAATACCTTGTTCTGGTGAACCAAGTCTAGACCTTTTTACCCAACCACTCCAAGTCCAAGTTGTTGCAAAACCACTTGATGCTGTTGCATCTGTTGCTCTATATAAATATGTACTAGCCATTAGTTAAATTGTCCTCCTCCAGTTGCACCCACTGATACAGTAATAGAAAATGCTCTATCCACTGTCTGTGATTCTGCATCTGTTGCTCTTAATGTAAAATTATATGTTGTACTAGCTGTTGGGCTAGGTGCTGTTCCTGTTATTGCACCTGTGCTAGAATTTAAAGTTAAATTCATAGTAGATGCTGGTGTATTTGAATTAGATGTTAACACTGATGTTGTTTCACTAAATGCAACTGTTGAGTCTGATGATGCATCAACATCTAAAGATACTGATGCTCCTGCAGCAACTGTTCCTAAAGAACCAGCTCCAGTTGAAAAAGTTGGTACATCGGATACTGTTAATAAAGCACTACTGCTAATTCCCGAACTTCCAGTATCAGGATTAGTTACTATAATTTTATATGAAGCATCTACTGTTAAAGTAAAATTTGCTGTTATTGATGTTGCACTTGAATATGATACACTATTGGCTGTATAATAAATTCCTGTAGAAGGATTTAATGCTTCTACCTGTGGAATAGCAGAAGAAAAATTTGTACCTGTGATAGTTATAGTTGTTGCATCATTAGTTATAGTTGCTGGAGTAACTCCTGTAACTGTTGGTATAGTTGCTGTAGTTACACTCCCACCTAATGGTACAGAGGATCCATTTATAGTAATAGCATTACTAGCTAATTTTGATGTAGCAATAGCTGCTGATGAATTTATATCAGCATTAAGTATTGAACCATCCTCTATATCATCTGATGTTAGAGCTTTATCTGCAGGTTTTTGTCCTACATATGCCATGTATTATTCTCCTTATGAACTTATTGTATCAACGAAACTTATTAAAACATCTATCGCACTAGCTGTGTCCGAAAATGCTTTTACTACGTCTCCAGTTTGTATTACGATTTTACTGCCTGAATCAATTAACTCCAAGGAACTACCAGTTGGAATAGGTGCACCTTTGATAACATTATAATCAGTACCACCACTACTTATTATCACAGTCACAGTTGCACTGGAACTATGTTTATTAACACATCTTACTGAGATTAATGCATCATCAGAATTAGATGTTAATATACTTGTAGGGGATCCTGAGTTATTTGATATTGATGAGGCATAAACCCTTTCAAAATCTTGAGCCATTTATTTTCTCCTTAATATATATTATACCATTGTTTGCGAAAAAGTCAATATTAAAGTGCTATCGCCATAGCAACAGCAAAACCATTACTAGCTTTTGCGTCTATTTGTGTCTGAATAGCAGAACTTACGCCATTCAAATATTGAAATTCTGTATTTGATATAGATCCATCTGCTAATTTTGCAGCATCTATACCAGTTCCTAACATACCATCTGATACAGATCCTGTATCACCTGTAGCTATTAAAGTACCAGAAGCTGTAGGTAAAACTAATACTGCACTACTACCAGCTGAGTGTGGAGCTGCTTGTAGGGTCTGTGCATGAGCATTTCCAGACTCACAGTAAAATTTAACTTTAGCAACATTACCAGTTCCTGTTCTAATATCTATTAAACCATCTGATACTGATACACCACCAGAACTACCATTACCATCCATGATAACTTTACCAGTTCCATTTGGAAGTAAATCAATATTTCCATTAGATGTAGATACAATATCATTTCCATTAATATCTAAATCTCCACCTAATTGTGGTGTAGTATCTTCAGATATATTATTTAAAGCTGATGATGTCGCTAATCCAGCTACTAGATTAGATCTTGTAATTTTTTTAAGAGCTGTTGCGTCAGTATCGTAAATTAATATTACGTCATCTGAAGCAACTGATGTTAATTCTGATTGTCCTGTTAATACATTATCATTAACCATAGCTGTTTCAACTGCATCATTTGCAATTGTTACAGCACCATTAGAATCCATAGTTACATCACCTGATAATGCTTTATTATCAAAACTATCTGATCCATCATAAACTAATATATGTCCACCAGCAGGTGTTGATATATTAGTATCATTTAATTCTACTAATGTATCTTCAGTTTGTATCTGTGCATCTACATAGGCTTTAATTGCTTTTGCAGAAGCTAATGTATCATCACTTCCTGATACACTTGATAAATCTGTATCTACACTTGTTAATGCTACAGCACCAAATGTTAAACCATCTAATGTAACTGTACCATCAAAGAATGCATCTTTGAATTGTAAACTTGATGTACCTAAATCAATATCATTATTTGTAATAGGAACTATAGCACCATCTTCTAATCTAAATTGTTGAACTGATGCACTACTGACATTAACATAAAATTCAAGATGATTATTACTATCATCAACTAAAATTCTATTAAAATTACTTGAATCCCTAATAGCTTTTACTGGCCCACCATCACCTGCTGTTCCATCATGAGTATGACCTGTACTAGCATTAAATGCAGCTAGTAATTGGTTAAACTCATCATTAGAATGAGCAGCTGTGATTGTATCACCTGTCGTAAATGTTGATTGTCGTGCACTATATCCTGCCATTATCTTCTTCCTCCTGGGGTAAATTCTAATTGAAAGCCTTTAATTGAAAATGCATTAGAACTATTTTGATCATCTATTTTTAATGCAACAGCAAAACCTGATCCTTCTACTGATTGCCTTATAAGTGGTATACCTGATGCTCCATAGTTTGCATTACCATATAATGCTTGTCCATAAATCGCAGCTCCACCACCTGATGTTAAAGCTATTTTAGCTGGTTGAGGTGTATTTTGATCATCATAATCATATCTAACTGCAAGATCTGCATTTACAGCTGTACCCTCACCTTCATAATTTAAATTAACTCTTTGCATATATTTTCTAATACCTGGATCTCCCATAACCATATCAGGTGATCTATATACTGCTAAGATTGTATTATTAGAAGCCCCTTCTGCAAAAGTGCTTCCCGTTTCCATTTTATAAATAAATCCATCAAATCCACCAAATACTTGTGTTTCAACACCACTAATAAAATCAGAATCTGTTGCGGAAGGTTTAATACCTACCATATCTGCATATTCAAATCCAATAGCTCTTGTATTAGGATTATTTTTTAATACACCTATAATTCCTTTTGCTGAACCTTGTGGAACAGCAGTAGTTGGATAAAATAATCTATACTGAGATTTAGATCTTATAACTAGAGATGATATTCTATCTAAACCAACTTCATCTATTCTAGATTGTATTTGTCTAGATATAGATCCAAGTTCAACGTCACCAATTCTTGCTGTAC